CGGCGTAAAATTCCAAATCATCAACACCAACTAATTCCCCGATCTTTTTCAACCCCCGATTAACGGCAGCATTAAAGCCATCTGCAGACGAATAAGATTTGTAGAACTTGAATACACGATGCCTGGTCTTATCAAGATACTTCTCCACTAATGGCATTGCTTCCGGTTCTATTTTCACACTTATTTCGGCCTTATCACTTCTACGGTTCTTCGTTTTAGTTCTCTGATAAGTAATTCGACCGTCAGAGATACAATCGCAGTTATATAAGTCTGCCGTATTCATACCAATTAAAAAGAAAGACAGAGCAAACACATCTTTTGCAAGATTAGCTCTCGTCAATCCTATATTTGTTTCGGGACCATCAGGAAGGGTTATTATCTTCTTTATAACTTCTGCAGGGAGATTACGTTTTTTAGCAGGTGTAGGTTTCTTCACGAGATATTTGGCAAATGGAGACCAAGGAATCCGGATGATTCCCAATTCCTCATCATTGTATTCTTTCTTTGCTAAATTATGTAGAGCGCGAATATAGCCCGGATACATAGATATTGCACGATCACCCAAAACTCTTTTAGTTAATGGTTTTCTATCTTTCAAGTATTTTTCGTAATCCTCCATAAAACCAGACGTGATTTCAGAAATATTTAATGTGTCTCGTTTAATGAATCGCTTCAAACTTTCGATAGTCGTTTTATAAGATTTTGCAGAACCTCCACGTCCGGCCTCTTCCATTTCTTTTATTTTACGAGCAGAAAACGCAATGAAATCAATATTCTCAACTTTCGGTTTTAATCCCTTTTCCAATTCAGTTATAAGCTCTCCCATAGACATTGTTTTCAACCTCAAACCCAAATCAGCGCAAATAGCTTCATACTCTTCAATCATCTTGTCTGTCTTATCGGTGATATTCTTTTTCAATTTGAAAGAACGAGTAATATCATCCGGCTTAACATAGATAGAAGTAGATAAATACTTCTTCTCTCGGTTATGGGTCACTCTGATCTTTACATTCCAAGTTCCGTCAGAACGTTTTTGATGTTTATACACCTCTGCCTTGAAAGTTGCCATACTACTATGATTTTTCCAAATTATTTATGAT